ATTAGCACCAGCAGCTCGAAGACAATCAGCCATAACAACCTGAGCGACAGTAGATTTTCCAACACCAGATTCTCCCCAAATATAAATCGTAAAGGGAGCTTGCCGCATTGATCCATCAATACGCTTTGCTGCATATAATGCACGATTCGTGCGCAATACTGTAAGGCGTTTTTCAAGAACAGATTGTTGCCAAGTTCCCTTAGCAGATTTGAAAGCTCGCTCGGCCATCTCAATAGCTTCATCCAACATTGTCCCATATTCCAAATCAGTAATGGGGCGTGTTTCACCGTTATATTCAATTGGTTTGGTAGAAAGATTAAAAACCATGGCATGTTCATGCAACTCAATCAATGTGAAATACAATGAATCAAATTTATGACCATCTTCACTTGAAAATAACAACGGAGCAAAAGATCGTTGTTTAAAACATTCATATCCTCCTTCAATGAACACAATTATGGTATCCAATGTAGCCCCCACAAAGTCAATAGCAGAGACATGTTTTCTGAGACTTCCAACACGAAACAACTCAATGCCTTTCACTGACCATGAGAGATTAGTGACACTGCAAAGTCCAATTGATGCAGCCATAGAAATGAGATTTGAAATCTTCTCAAATACAGGCGCATTTCTGACCAATTCCCAATTATCTTTGATTTTGGGCAAAAGACTAAGCCAAGATGAATTAGTTTCAGCATCACCTGATTGTGGCTCAAAAACGTTGTATCCAAAAGTCTCCTTGCACCATTCGATCAATTGAGAAGATGAAACAGCATTCTCAATCAAAGAACCCTTAATCAAGGTCTTCAAAGCCAAAGCCAATTGAACAGCAACTTCCATTGGAGAATCACAAGAAGGTAAAGAAAATGACAACAAACCTAATGTCTCCAGAACATCTAACAGCTGAGATGCCTTATCTGAAACTTTCAAATCTATGAGTTTTGCTTTCGCTTGTTCAATGATAGATCCAGGATAAAGGTGTTCAACTAGAGATTGTTCTTCATATGGCTTGATCAAGCCCTTCTTTGGCTTGGGTACACTTTTAGGAACTGGTTTTCCTTCCCGACGTAAATCTTTGTTCTTTTCCTTACGAACAGATCGTCGGTTTTGTTGAAACTTGGAACGAGCAGCTTGTTTTGGATTAAACTGCTCAGATTGGGGTAAGAAAGAGTAGCTTTCCTCCGTAGAGGTAATGTTGTCCTCTTTATTAATAACAACTTTATTTTCACACGCGAGAGAAGTTCCATTGCTTGACATATTTCATAGTATTAAAATGTGACAAGCATAACGGAACCAATTCGCAGAAGCCTGCAAAATGGTTAGACCATCATGCTTCGACACAGCAACTTTGGGATAAAATCCTTAATCATATGCTTCATAGAGTGAGATTCGCCGCAGGCGGGGCGACACTCTCCACATATCGGTTGGTATTAGTTCAACTAAATTGCTGTTTCCAAGAATTCTCAAGGAAACGCGGGGTTCATTACGTCCCACAATAAGTCTAGATAATACGCCGACTACTGAGTCTTGTCTAGGGTGTGGCCCTCCTCCGAAGAGGGTTCCAACGGGATCCTTTAGGATGTTTGCAAAGGTCAAAAACAACTCGATCCTTATTATCAGCCGGATGAAAATAGGCTCTTCCACATCTGTGGGAATACGACATAGATACAGGTTCTACCTCA